TGGAAAAAATGGTCAGGCTATCATCACCGAAGTTTGGTCGAAACTAAGATGCATTGCATCAAATTATTAGGCGATAAACTCAGTGCTAGGAACTTTCAAAGCCAAGTCAATGAGGTGCATGCCCGTATAGCTATTTTAAATAAATTTACAGAATTAGGCCGACCTCATACTCAAGTTGTCACTTAAATTTGAGGCGCCTAGGAGAACTTTGCCTTTAAATCCTTTATGCAACAAAGCCCAAAAAAAATCTCAGAAGATATATTACATAAACTTTCTGAAATGGATGAAATAATTGTTTTTTTGAATAAATACGATATTCCTATTAGCTTTTTTAGGGATGTAATTAGTGTTCAAAATAGAGTTTTTTATCGATACTACTCATTACCTACCGTGTCAGACATAACCCTTTATCATGAGTGGGATTTGCAAACGATTGGCTATTCTATAGATTTGGATTTAGAAAGTATTGGAGGAAATTACGAATTTATTGCCAATATGAATGATGAATTGCAAGATATGTTAATTGATGTTTATGAAGAACATAAAATTGCACTAGGATCAGATAAAGATAGGATAACAGTTTATTTCAAATTATCAGACGAGGTGGCTGCATGATACTTCGTGAAATTGAGAAATTAGCTATATCTTTAGAATCTATTGATATTGATGGAATTGATAAACAAGCTTTAATTAGGACAAGTTGTAGTAAACATTATTATTTTCTTTTTCATGCGGTAAGTGAGTGCTTTTCAATTGGTTTTAATGATGTTTATAAGGCAAGTGGAGGGGCAACACATCAAGCTATCCGAGTTTGTTGTGAGTTACTTTCAGAAAAATTTAATGATAAGGACTTTAAAAAGCTTGGATTGAAGCTAAAGGTTTTGCATGATTATAGGGTGTCAGCTGACTATAGAGTTACCGATACATTTACTATTCAAAATTTACAATTAATGAAAATTGAGAAAGATCGAGCACTCCTTCTTATAGACTCATTATTAAAAAAGTACGTTGATCAAGATACTATGAAGCAAGCTTAACTCTATTAAAATAAACAAGCCACCGGAAGGTGGTTTTTTAATACCCAAAGTTTAGAGGACACAATGAAAATACAAACCCAATTCGGCACAGTGAATGTATTAACAAACTGTCCTTTGCTTGATTCGACTGAATATTTAGAGTTTAAAACTGAAGTTCATGAGAATTATGACGGTTCAGAAGATCGCTTAAACTTACGTGATCAACCGCGCCAAGAGTTGCGCTTTAAATATGTGACTTTTAGAAAAGCTTTAGGCGATATGTTCCACATGCTCTATGCAAATCAGCGTGGTTTGTGGGGCATTCCCATAAAGCAGATCAAATTGAAGATTCCTGATTTGGATTCAGACTTTCTCCCCTTTGATACCGAATTAACAAGAGCCGACTTCCGAGTCGGTTTTATTTTGCTTGAAAGTTCTGAAGGAGTGAAAGTTGCTGAGATTACAGAAATAGGCCGATATGTCGTAACACAGCAAGAAATTCGAGCTCCTGAAACAAATGAGATCATCCAGGAGGAGATTATCGAATTTCAAGATGGATTTAGATTTTCTGAAAATATCACTGCAAGAAATGCTTATATGACTCCACTACGGATTTGCATCATTGATAGTGATGTGAGTATTGCTGCTTCTGGGTTTTATGCCAAGCAAGACATAACTTTTAAAGTGCTTGATGAGGATTGCCCAGATGATGATGGTTTGGAGCCAGAACAATATAAAGGTGATGATATTTACTTCAAGCCATTGTTATTGGAAGGTGAATCGCTATCAATGGCATTCATTCAACACCAAGTCATTGTAGATGGAGAAATAGGCGGTTTCCAAGACTTTACGAATTGGGATAAGCCAAGATACACCAAGCCTTTTAAATCCATCCTGAAGTCAAAAGAAGAGTATTCACAGTATAAGAATTTCTTATTTCGTAGGCTTGGAAAATATAAAGCCTTTTGGATGCCACTTTATGAAAAACATCTCAATGTGACGAGTAGTGGTCTGAGTTGGATTGAAGTGGATAATGACTATGTTATCGAAGCCGATCGTAAAAACTTGGCAGTCAAAATTAATAGTATTTGGTCAGCACATTCAATTACGGCAATCAATAAGAATGGCAGCAAAACAAGGCTTACAGTTTCACCCGGTCTTGATGTTTTTCAGACTCAGATTCAATCGATTTGTTATTTGGGCCTTTATCGTCTAGCTGCGGATAGTGTCGAGTTTTCTTTTCTGGGTAATTCAATCACTAAAGTTAATGTGCCAATTTTGGAGCTTCATTCATGATCTTTAAAAGTCGTAAAGAGCTTTACCAATTTAAACATGGTGCCAAAGCTTGGTATTTTACGAGTGCTTCAAAACCTGTAGTACATAATGAAATCACATATCAGCCAATACGCGGTATGACTCGCACCGATATTGAAGATGCAGGGATTGATAAAGCAGATGTTGATATTACCTTTCCGCAGATTCCACTTTTAGATGCAAATGGTGAAGATCTGCAGAAGTTGTTCATCAACAAGATTTTCTATGATGCTGTAACTGTGACAATTCTAGAGCTTTATAAGGGCGAGTCACTGGTTCTATTTAAAGGCCGTGTGACTGTTCCTAAATTCGATGAAGATTCCAAAACAATGACTTTGGTTGCCTCAACCAATGAAACTTATCAAAACCGTAATATTTTAACACGTAAGTTTCAGAAACCTTGTCCCAATAAGATTTACGATCGATTCTGTGGTTTGAATTTCGAGCAATGGTCCTCCAAGGCTAAGATTTTGTCGATCAATGCTTTGCAAGTTTTAGTTCAGTTTGATCTCACAGTAACAGTGGTTGAGTCAGTTGATGAAGATGAAAATCCAGTGGTAACAACAACAACCATTCAAAGTTCATTATCAACTTTCGAGGCTAAAGATACAGTCACCAAAACTAAAACAGTAGTGAAAGTAACAACGGATATAGACACTGGTGAACAAACCACTGTAACGACTACGGAGACCATTTTTACACGTGAAGCGCAGAATGCCTTTGCACGAGGGTTGATCTATAAAGATGGTGTATATGTTTTTGTTGTGAATTCACAAGGTATGAGTTTAGCAATGTATCGACCTTTCCCTTATTTAAAAGTTGGGGATGAGGTGTTTATTGCCATGGGCTGTGATCAATCACAAGAGTCTTGTAAAACATTTGGGAATAATCTTCGCTTTATGGGCTTCCCATTCATACCAAACTCAAACCCAGTGAATGATGAAATTATTAAATAGGTGTTGATATGGTTGCCATTCCTGTTTGGATTATTTGGGCAATGCTTGCTGTTACTGTGGCCTCCGCAGTTTATAGCTATTACTCACTAAGAAAATCCCAAAAACAAAATAGACCTGAGCCCAATCAGAATAATGGGACCATTTCAGATGAAGGTGTTTCATTTTCTGATTTAGCTGGGTCACCCCATGTTTATACAAATATCACATGGGAAGGTAATCAATCCACTGAGCCTATCAAGTCAAAGGGAGGTAAGAAATGAAAATCTATATGTCAGATATTCGGAATGCAAAAATGTGTGCTCGCGGAACGCGGGCATTTTTTATGTTGCATGGCTTGGATTTTCAAGACTTCCTTAAAAACGGTATTGATGCAGAAATAATTTTAAGCACTAAAGACGCAATGGCAATTCAAGTTGTGGAGTTAAAAAATGGGCGGAAGTAAATCACAGACAGTTGGGTACAAATATTTTAAAGGTCTAATGGCTGTTATTGGTAATCCTATTGAGCGTTTTTTAGGTATTAATCCTGACAAAAAGGGATGGCTCATGGCAAGCGATCAGGATCCAAATGAAAATTTCGGTAGAACTGGGATGAGCATCAATCAGCCCAATCTTTTTGGAGGTGATAAGAAAGAAGGCGGTTGGGTTGGAAATATTGATATCTACGCAGGAAGAGATTATCAAAAACAAAATGAATATTTAGCTGAACATATTGGTGGTGATGTTTCTGCTTATCCAAATCTTTCATATTTGGTATTTAGGGGGTATAACGCAGACTCCCTTGAGCCTTCATTAGATAAAGGGTTTCAGCTTGTTTCAATGTCCGGAATGATGAAAGAATTCATGATTTGGGTCAAAAGAATTCATATAAAAAATAATGGTAGTGGGCAGTGGCATGATCAAAAAGCTGAAGTGCCAGAGAGAGAGGCAGCCAAAGGAGATAACCAAGAACCAACTTATGTTTTAAAAACAAAATGGTGGCGAAAAGATGGTGACTTAGAAACACAATTAAATCCAACAATAGAAAATGTTCAAGGCTATACAGTAGGTTTTGATAAACCACCTTTGGTTGCAAGTGTTGATATAGGGTTAAGAGCTGAGTTTAAATTTAACAAGCCAATAAGAGGCACAATAAATTTAAGGGTATCAAATACCAATAATTCTAAATTTTATGTTACTTCTGGTCAAACCATTGATTTTATTGGTGTTGATCCAGAAGATGAAACTCTTGATCTTTATGATGTTTATTGCTATGGAGACATAGATGTAAACTTTAAGATTGATTCAACAATGCCAAATATATCATCATTTGGCATACACTTATCATCAATTATTAAAGTTAAGCCATCAAAATGGAAATATAAATACAATATAGGAGATATGAATCCAGTTCATAAGATACGTGAAATTCTCACTGATTATACTGCAATGAGTAAGCCTGAATCAGATATTAACAATCAAAACTTCCAAGTTTCCGCAGATAGAATATGGGAAGAGTGTTTGGGAATATCATGGTGTGTTCAGCAGAAATCATGCAAAGAGGCACTTGAAGAACTCGAATATCACATTGAGGGTGGTGTTCGAATTAATCGTCAAACAGGACTCTATGAAGTCATTCTTTTCCGCGATGATCTACTAAATTTAGATGATGCTTTGCATTTTGATGAAAGTAATATCAAGTCATTTCAACCTGACATTATCAATGCTGAAGATCAAATCAATGCAGCCAATGTTTCTTTCTATGATCGGGAGAATATTAAGGATTCATCATTCTCATTAAGTGATGTTGGATCGTTTCATACAATTGATCATGAGAATGCTGAGGATTTGAAATTCCCATATTTCATGAATCGCAGAAATGCAGAGATGGTTGCAAACTGGAAGCTAAAACAACTATCAACCATGGCATGGAAAGGAACGTTCACTACAGGAAAGTATGAGGCGCGAAAGCTAAATAAATATGATGTAATTTTACTTTCTTGGAAAAGTAAAAACATTATCAACTTACCAGTCCGTGTGATGAATATTAATTTAGGGAATGGACGAGACAATACTGTCACTTTAGATTTTGTTGAAGTTGTCCCATACTCAAATATTAGCTACTCATCAATTAATGTAGATCCAAACCCAAATCCAATTCTTCCGCCACAGCCAAATTCAAGTATTGTCTTTGAAATGCCATATTTTGAAGCTGTTCAACGCATGGGGCAAACTTCAGTTGACACTGAGCTCGCCAATAATCCTGAAATTGGTTACTTGATGGCAGCTGCAATTAAGCCTCAGAACAACTCATTAAATGCTTTGTTATATACAGATGGGGGTTCTAATACACTTGATCTGCTTGAAGAAGGAGGGGTTGTTGAATATTGTGCAGCATGTACTTTAGATCAAACTATCTCACGTACAGATGAAAGTTTTGCTGTTAAATCGGTCAATGATTTATCAAGAGTTAAGCCTGGTACACTTGTTCAAGTTGACGAAGAGCTTCTTGTTTATGAGAACTATGATGCTGAGGCTAAAATTCTGACAGTCAAGCGTGGAGCTCTAGACACAATACCCAAACCGCATCTTGAAAATGCGGTTTTGTACTTCTGGGATGATTCAAGCGGTTTAGATCAAACTGTCTATGTAGATGGGGAAACAATACATGCAAAAGTATTAACAACAACCCCGAGTGGTGTTGAAAACTTAGGGACTAGCGCTGTACGTATTCTTGAAATAAAAGGCCGTGCAAATCGCCCATACCCACCCGCAAATATAAAAATTAATGGAATTTATTATCCAGAATCGACAATTGTTTCAAATAACATTGATGTGATATGGGTTGACAGGAACAGGCTTCAGCAAACGGGTGGAAATATTTTAGGGTTCTATGATGAGGGTGTAACTCGTGAATCAGATGTGACTTATTCCATTGAGTTATTGAGTGAAAATGTTGTGTTGTATAGTGCGAATAATATCACATCAAATTCTCACACAATTCCTGCATCAGTATTGATTCAAAATAAGCCTCACAAGTTTAAGATATGGTCAGTACGAGGTGGTTTGGAGTCTTATCAAGCATTTGAACACAACTTCTTTGTTGAAGCTGTGAGCTTAATTCTTACGGCAACTGCTTTTAAAGACAAAGTTGTAGGCTCAACTGTTCCAGTTGCTAACATCAATATTGTTGTTGATGAAACATTGACTGCAAATATGAAATTTGATGGTTCAAGCATAAAAGGAAAGGCTTTGCCAAATTCAAATATAACAATTGAGGTAGATGAATAATGGCGACATATACAGGTATAGCGGATGCAAATGGGGATTTTAGTATCCCTTTTTCATCAAACTATACAAGTGCACAAAAAGTCACGGTAACTGCTGAAAAAGACGGGGCTGAAAAATCTATTGAGTTATACGCCCCAAGTGATACGACAGGTGGCGGTAATATTCGATTCACTGGAAATGTAAATAACTACCCCTTAAACATAGGTGGTGTTGAATTACACGGGTTTACAGGAACAATTGGAAACAATGTTTTTGATTCAGATATTTTTGCTCAGAATGCGACAAGCCTGCTTATTGGAGATGGGTTGGTTGCTGTAGGAAATTATACATTTAATAATTGGACAAAAATCAAGAAACTAACCACACCAACATCACTTAAAACTATTGGAACTTGGTCTTTTGCTAGAATGAGATCTTTAGAAAATATAGAGGATTTAAATCCATTATTGGCTAATTTATCACAAACATCAATTCCAGATTCAGCATTCTTTCAGTGTGATAATGCGATAGGTCATTTAATAATACCAGATAATATTATTGCTATTGGTCAGCAGTCTTTTGCAGCATCCAATAAGATAACTAAGGTTACTCTTGGGAGTAGTGTTAATAGTCTTGGAATTCAATGTATAGCATTATGGAGTGTTCAAGAACTCATATGCAAGCCAACAACTCCACCATCTGGTGGGTCAGAGATTGATAGCTTGCCAAGTTCAGCAGTAATTAGAGTTCCTGCAGCTTCATTGAATGCATATCAAACAGCAAGCGGTTGGTCAGCAAAAGCAAGTCAGATGGTTGGATATTAATTTCTCAAAAGTATACACGCACCTTCGGGTGCTTTTTTAATGCCAAAAAATTAGGGGGTTACATGTCTGAAACACAGGCAGCAATTGAAGCGAGTGCGGTCGCAATCACTCAAAAAGTTACGGTTACAAGTGGCGCAACATCATTCTTCGCATTCTTGGCCAAGGTTGATGTAATCGCTTGGGGCGGTTTATGTGTGGCATTGATAGGCTTATTTATTCAGCTGTACTTTGCGATAGCTAAAAATCGACGTGAAAAAGTAGAGCACGAAATGCGTAAAGCAGAACATCAATTACGAATCTTAAAATTAAAGGACGAATGCAATGTCAAAAACTAAAGTTTGGGCGGTTGGTCTAGCAGCTTCGGCTGCTTTTTTTACGTCTTTAATTGGCTATGAGGGGTACAAATCAAAGCCATATTTAGATAGCGCAAAAGTTCCCACAATCGGAATCGGGTCCACATCTTATGAAAATGGAACAAAAGTCAAAATGACAGATAAGCCGATCACCAAAGAACGTGCGGTTCAGATTGCCAAAGCTCACATTGCTAAAGATGAGGTGGCATTTCGTAAGTCTTTGCAGGGCGTGAAGCTCACTCAGACTGAATATGATGTGTACCTAGACTTCGTTTACAACTATGGCCAAGCAAATTGGAATGGCTCATCAATGCTTCGTAATCTCAAAGCAGGGCAGTATAAGCAAGCCTGTGCATCATTATTGAAATACAAATATGTTGCCAAGCGGGATTGCTCAATCCGATCTAACGGATGCTATGGCGTATGGACACGCCAACAAGATCGTTATAGCAAGTGTATGGGAGTGCAATGATGCAAGGATTTTTAGCGAAATTCTATGAAACCGTCATTATCACTTTGGCGGTTTTTTTATTGTTGGCTATAACGGCTTTTGGCATCCAATCATGGCGCGTAAATCACTTTAAAAGCGAATACACATTATTGAATGCAAAATACAAAACAGAAGTTGCAGAAGCTAAAGCATTGGCAGAACAAGCCAAAGCTTCTGCAGCAATCAAAGAGAAACAATGGGCTGAACAACAGTTAAAAGTGGAGCAAAACTATAATGCCAAAATTAAACAAATTGAGTCTGATAGTCGCCTTGCTAATGCCAGTGCTAACAGCTTGTCAAAGCAACTCAAAATTGCAAGCAGCCGTTTGTCCAGTGCTACCAAAGAAACCATCATTGAGTACACCGTTGCCAACAGTGACATACTTAAAAAGTGCATCATTGAATATAGAGCAGTGGCAGAAAAAGCTGATGGACACGCAGCTGATGCAGAAAGATTAATAGAGTCATGGCCCTCTGAGTGAGGGCTGATTTAGCGTACAAAAGCTAAATGGGAAAGGATAATGAAGAATATTCATGCTTTGAATATATGCTAAATAGAGATTTTATACTTGTTCAATTGTATGAAAATACTGAATTATGTATAGAATGTCTTTAATATAATTTGAGGTTTGAAAA